GCCGCCGGTCGGCGTGGCGAGGGGGATCGTGTACGGGCCGGCACCGGTCGGGGTGCCCGTGACGAAGACCTCGGCGCTCGCGCCGCTGCCGATCTGCACGGTCGTGCCGGCCGGGATGGTTGCCGCGGTGGAGATGGTGGCGGCGCCGACGGCCGCGGACGCGGACAGCGTGGTGCCGCCGGATCCGGTGGAGGTGCCGGTGTACGCGAGGTCGCCGAGGATGTTCCGCAGGAAATACCCGATGCCGTCGCCGTAGGCGGGGCCACCGAGCTCGACTTCGGCGATCTTCGTTCCGGCGATCTTCGCGAAGCTGTCGGTGCCCATGGACCCGCGCCAGGACTTGTCGTCCAAAAACGTGGGGTTGTCCTTGGGCTTGACCTCGTCGACCAGGACGGTTGCCGTCATGGCCACGGGGGTGCCCTGGCTGACCTCGTTGGCGATGCCGACGAACTGTTTGGCGGGTGCAAAGGTCTGGGGGGTCGGCACCGGTTACTCCCTGCTGGTGAGAGGCCCGGCGTTGTCCGCGGCCTGGTTCGGCGTCTTGGTGGTCGGGGTCCAGCGGCCGTCGTCCGGCGGGCCGAACGGCCAGTCGAAGACGGTCGCCGGGGTGTCCGCGGTCGCGGCGCGGGCGGTGAGCGGGACGTGCGGGTACACGGCGTCGGCGAAGTGGCTGTACTCGTACGTGCCGGGCTCGGGCGCGGCCGGCTCGGGCGCCTGGGCCGGTACGGGCGCCTTGAGGGGCGCCGCGGGGGTGTCGACGGGCGGGGCCGCAGCTTCCTCCGGCTGCGGTGTCGGCTCGTCCTTGGGGGGCTTGGCAATGGGCATGCGGACTCCGCAGGCAGGAAAGGGTGATCAGGGGGAAGGCGCGGCCGGTCAGGCGCTGACGAACTCGATTGCCGCGAAGGTGATCTCGACGAACGACTTGGTGAGTTCGGCTTTCGTCTCCGGCTGGCCGTACGTGATGTCGATGCCGTCCATGCCGTCGGTGTTGTGCTCGCCGGCCTGGAAGACCGCGCCGCCGAGGGTGCGGTCCGCCCGCATGTGCTCCATGAGCGCGTCGCGCAGGGCGTAGACGTCGTCCTGGGCGTCCTCGGCGTAGGGGCAGTTGGAGCGGACGAAGCAGTTCAGGACCACCTCGTAGGTGACCTGCTTCATGCCGCCGTGCTCGCCTCCCAGGGCGATGCGGCGCTCGGAGCTTCGGGGGATTTGAACGACCATCTGGCAGCCGGTACGGGTGCCGGGCGGCATGCCCCAGAAGTAACCGGCGTGGTCGTCGCGCTTGGCCCACGCCCGGCGTACGACACCGACACCGGCCTTCGACAGGGGTGAGGACCGGTAGGTGCGGGTCTGCTCGTCGTACGCGCCACCGAAATAGCGGCAGATGCCGTCAAGGACTTTCTGGACGCTCACATGCGCCTCGCATAGGAGCTGAGGATGCGTTCGGCTTCGGCGACCAGGCCGCTGCCGTCCTTGCGGCTGTCCTGCTGCCGGGTGGCCGGGGACAGGGAGGTGTCCGGGTAGGAGTCCTCCGCCGCGGTGTCCGGGCGCATGAGCTGGGCGACCGTGTAGTTGACGATCGCCAGGCGCATCTCGGCGGGCATGCCGGACCAGCCGGAGCCTTTGGTGTGGGCGTACACGGTCGGCGCGGTGAGCGGTACCGCGGCCTGCGTCGTCGTTGCGGGTGGGGTCCAGGTCGGGGAGACAGTGACGGTCTCCTCGCTGCCGGGCTCCCACAGCCGGTAGGACGCGCCAGGCAGGATTCCGGTGGGGTCCGCAACGGTCAGTGTCTGTGCGCCGGCCGAGGCATCGCCCGCCAGGACGGTGGACACCCAGCCGGCGGTGTACGTGATGTCGACCCACACCCGGCCGCGGGTCCCAACGCCCCCGACGGGGATATAGACCGTCTGGTTCTTGTCGACCCGGGCCGCCGGCGTCGGGATGTACGACATGCGGGAGAACGTCGAACCGTAGGAGACCGCGGCCACGGACAGCACCGGCCGGTCCGACGGGAAAACGATCAGGTTGCCGTCCTGGTCGATGCGGCCCTGCGTGCTGAGGTCCACCCGGTGCGCGCCGAGCGGCTGGTTACAGATGTTGTTGGCCCACCCGGACGCCATGAGCAGGACGTTGGTCAGCTCGGCGGTCTGTGCGGCCGGGTCCATGATCCCGGACCGCAGGGTCTCAAGGTCGAGATAGGTCGGGTGCGCGGTGAACTCGGCGGCGGTCACGTACGGGGCGGCTGGCATGGGCAGTCACCTCCTCCCGGGCCGGGTTACTGGTCGGCCGGCTTGGCGGCGGCGCGCTTGCTGGGGGTCTTCTTCACCGAGACCGGTTCGGGGGCGGTCAGGGGCTGGACCGCCCTTGCGGCCTGGACCAGCTGCTCGACCGCGGACAGCAGCGTCGCGGGGTCCTTGCGGCGGTCCAGCTCCTCGGTGATGAGCCGCTGCTGACGCTCCACGTCGGTCTCCCACATCGGCTGGCCGCGCATGTGGAAGGAGTGGAGGCGGTCGGAGACCTCGTCGGGGAAGTCGAACCCGCCGGTCTCGGGGTCGGCGTCGAAGTGGCCGAACTCGGGGTCTTCGAGGGCGGTTACGCCGGTGCGCGAGTACAGGCGCATGCCTGCTCCAATCAAGGGGTGAGGGAAGAAGAACGCCGGGCCGGGGCCCCGCAGCGCACGGCTACGGGGCCCCGACAGGGGGCGGTTAGCCGACGTTGGAGAGGGTCGCCATGGCGACCGGGGCGCGGTTGACGAACGCGCCGACCGAGCGGATCTCGAACTCGCGGCGCGGGCCGCCACCGGCGGTGCCGGCGATGCGGCTGATGCCGTAGTCGAACTGCGCGGTGTCACGCAGGTTGCGGTACTCCAGGACGTTGGAGATGTTGGCCTGCGGGAACGGGACGCGGTCGGTGCGGGCGATGATCGTGCCCGGGGGCAGCGAGGTGTGGACCTCGATCGGGACGGTCACACCGCCGGCCGGGGCGTTGACGATCTCGCCGACCCGACCGCCCGCGGTCACGCTGATGCGGCCGCTGGAGTCGGTGTTGAGGAACGTGGTCGACGCGGACGACGACAGGACCAGGTTCGCGATCTCCTGGGCCTGCGCGGCGTTCATCATCAGGGCCGTCGGGGACGCCTTGATCTGGTTCCACAGGGACAGGAAGATGTAGTTCTCGATCTCCTGGACCTGGCCGCCGGCGAAGGTCAGCGCGGCACCGTCGAGGCTCTTGAAGGTCGACGGGTTCGCGGTGCCGGTGCCCGGGGTGACCCACTGGCCGTTGCCGTTGTAATCGCCGGCGAGCGAGGCCATGAAGCCGTCGTAGTCGTTGGCGTTGGCGCTTCCGTTGTCGGCCGCGGCGTTGAACGTCGGCTTCGTGTTCGCGGCACCCTTCCACGAGGTGGTCAGGTCCGGGACGGCCGTGCCGGTCGGCAGCGCCTGGTCGGAGGCGATGACCTTGTTGAAGGTGACGGTGTTGACCGTGGTGGTGGTGTAGTAGTACCAGGTCGAGCCGTTCGCCGACTGGAACCAGTCGTAGGCGACCGCGCCGCGGACGGCGGGGGTCGAGGCGGTCAGGGAGTTCGTCGCGCCCGACGCGAACGTGGTCGAAGCCGAGTTGCCCTGGCTGTTGCCCGACCCGTAGTAGTAGCCGGAGCCGGTGCGGGCCGCGACGCCGACGTACACGGTGACCGCGCCGATGGTGCCGCCGGTCGCCACCTGGGCGATGGTCGGGGCCGACGGGCGGGCGAGCGCGAAGGACTGGCCGCCGAGCAGCTTGCGGTCGTCGCCGATGAGCACCTGGTTCAGGGTCTGGAACGTCGCGACCTGGAACGGGTCGGCGTAGCCCGTGCCGAGGTCGAACGCGTCCTGGGTGACCAGGCCGGCGAGGCCGGTCGGCTTGTATCGAGCCTGGAAGTCCTGCTCCTGGAACACGACTTCGTTGGCCGCGTAGTCGAAGCCCATGGAGGGGTCGGGCTGCGCGGCGGTCGTGTCCATGATCGCGCGCCACACCGCGTAGGGGTTACCGTCCGAGCTCTTGACGCGGGAGACGATGTCGCGGAACGGGGTGACGACCGGGATCAGCGAGACCAGGCCGGACAGGTCGTAGCTGTAGACGCCGGTGCCGGTGAGGATGCCGGTCGTCTGAGCCTTGGAGATCGCGGCCAGCGTCTCCTCGGTGACGTTTTCGAGCGGAGCGCTCAAGGGGTGCCTCCTGGGCATGCAAAAACCCCCGACGCGGTCCGCGTTCGGGGGTTCGGGGGTTCGGGGAGTGGGTGAGGAAGGTGCGGCGGTTAGGCGCCGCGGTGGATCGCCTTGAGCGCTTCGATCGCGGCCGACTGCATCTCCACAGCGGCGGCGTTCTGCTCGGGGGCGCTACCGGCGTACATGGTTCGCTTCAGCTCTCGGGCCTTAGCCATGTCGACCGGGGGCGCTCCCATGTCCTGGCCGCGCATCAGGTGCGCGGGCGGGGTCGCTCCGTTGGCGAAAACACCGGGCTGGGCGGGCTGCTCCTCCAGCGCCACAACCTGGCCCTTGAGCGTCTCGACGAGTTCCGCCAGTTCCACGATGGCCTCACCCTGCGTGGTGAGCTGTGCCGTGTGGCCGGCGCTCTGTTCGCCGACGATGCTCTTGACCAGCTCCGTGAGGCGGCTGCTCTTGAGAATGTCGTCCGAGTCGGTGTCGGTGGTCTTGGTGACGTCGTCGCCGGTGGCGGTGTCGTCGGTGGTGGCGTCGGCCTCCTTGGCGACGTCCTCGTCCGCGGGGGTACCGACGGCGTCGGCCGGGGCCGGCGCCAGGTCGTCCGCGGCGGCCTCCGGAGCGGCCTCCGCAGCAGCGGGGGCCTCCTCGGAGGTGTCTTCGGTGGCGTCGGCCCCGGAGATCGGGGTGATCTCGCCGGGGTCCACGATGCCGACGAGCTTGCCCTTGGCGTCGTACACGGCGACCATCGGCGGCTTGCCCTCGCCGTCGGCCTTGCCGACCGGCTCGACGGTCGCGGGCTCGATCTCGGGGGTCTCCGGCATGTCGGTCTCCTTCTTGGCGACCGGAAGGCCGCTTTCCTGGGTGTCGGGGGCGGCCGGCAGGCTGGCGAGAACCTTCTGGAGGGACTCGACCGCGGACCGGATCGCCTGCTCGTTCGCGGAGGACAGGGACCGGCCGGCCTTCCGTACCTGCCCGAGGGATTCGATGACCTCCAGCGGATCGAGCAGCCCGGTGAGGGCCTTCCCGACCGCCTCCAGATCGGCGGTGCCCTGGATGACCTCGGCCTCCTCGTCCACCGCGAACGGCGCGAGCACCGATATGGCGTAGTCGATGGCGCAGGCCGCATCGTCGAGGTTGAGGGCGCTGTCGAAGTCGTCGGGGTCACCCCCGGCGGCCTCCAGCAGCTCCCGGTCGGCCATCACCCCGAGCGCCGACTTCGCCCGGGACAGAATCGACGTCCACTTGCGGGCGGTGGCCGCGTCAACGGCCTCCCAGGCGGGGCTGCCGGGGGTGTTGACGTCGCCGGGGGCGTCCTCGGCGGGCTCGGCCAGGACCACGGTCGGGTCGAGGTCTTCGGGGGTGGCCATGGCCGCTTCCTTCACGATGCTGGGGTCGGCGGCCGGCCGGCCGACGGACTTGGCGATGAGGCGGGCGAACGTCTCGGCGTCGGGGAGTCCGTCGATCCGGAGCGTCATGTGGGTGTCGCCGGCCGGTTCGGGCTTGGGGTCGGCGGCCTTGCCGATGAGGCCGCGGACGATGTCCGGGTTGATGAGGCCGGCGGGGCTTCCGTCGGCCGCCTTGGCGATGAGGAAACTCGTACCGTTCGCGGCCTTGTCGACCAGGTCGACGCGGGGAATGGTCGCGTCCACCAGCTCGGTGAACTCGCCGTCGGGGGGTGTGGGCATCAGCTACTCCGGGGGGAGATACGGCGCGCCGAACCCTGCGGGGACCAGCCGGTGACGCGCCCGGATTTGTAGAGCTGCCAGGCGTGTTCGTCGAGGATCGCCCCGACGAGCCAATCGCCCGACTTGACGACGACGTCGCCGAGGTCCC